AGTTGTATAAGCTGGAATTATCCATGGCAGCGAGCCAGTCATGAATGGCCGCCATGCATCCAAACTCACGCATAACATCTGGATCATCCGAATAGATGCTGACGGCTAAATCGATCAAATCTGAACGTTGTTTTTGTGTCATGTAAGAGGTCATCGGTTGGAGAGCGGTGGAGGTTTCAACCTCCGTATAAATATCAAAGCATTTCAAAAAAATCAAAGCAATCATCAATATACAGTCTGTAACACGTCTATCATTTACGCGACTTCATCACACTGTACGCCCACCCAGGCTTGTACCCACGATCCTTTGCGATCTGCAGCAGCTCTTCAAGCGTGCGTGCCTTGCCGACCTCCTTGCGTTTGAGCTTGGCCTCAGCACGCTCTTCGGCAGCAGGTTTGCGAGTGTCGATCTCCACCAAATCAGCATCTACCTGCCTGGGCATCTCTCGGGCCACTGTGTGCACGTGCCCGCAGTATGGGCATGCTGCAGCGGGCTTGTGCACCGCATAACAGGCAGGGCAGATCCGTACGGCGAGCGCTTGCAGCTCACTACGGCTCTTGGGTGCAGTGCCCTGTAAGCTCCAGGCTCGCGTATCACATGGCAACCCGTGCGTACCTGAATTGCCAGCACAATCGAGGATGATCGCTTCGTGAGCCGATGGGCGCAATGCGCGGCCTACTTGTTGCAGGTACACGCTGAGCGATGCCGTAGGGCGCAGCAATATGGCGCAATCGCATGCCGGCACATCAAATCCTTCGGAGATCAGGTCCACAGAGACGAGCACCTGCGTTGTGCCGGACTTAAACGCATCAAGCCTTGCAGTGCGCTCAGCGGCGCTCAGGGTGCCATCCACAGTTGCCGCGGCCACACCCGCTTCGTTGAACGCTGCGCAGGTCAGCTCGGCATGCTGAATCGATGCACAAAATGCAATCGCACGGCGACCTGACGCATACTTGATGTAGTTCTGCACGGCGTTGTAAAGAACTCGTGACTCGGACATGCGCTCAGCAACTTGCTCAGCTTTAAAATCGCCGGCACGCTTTGACAGGCCGGACAGGTCAGCACCGGTCGGTGGTGCATAGAGCCTGTACTTAGACAGGTGACCCATCTGAATAAGCCGTGACACATTAGGACCTTCCACCATCGCATCAAACGACGCCGACAGGCCTTTACCATCGAGCCGCTGCGGCGTGGCAGTCCAGCCCAAGACATGCGCGTTGGGATAGCCTTCGAGCACCTGCGACCAAGAACGTGCAGCACAATGATGCGCCTCATCCACAATCAGCAGATTGGGCGACCACGGAAATGCACGCAACCGGCGCGCTGCAGAATGGATCGACGCTACCTGCACTTGGTGGTGCTCAACGGGGTGGCCCGGTGCGATCACCCCGTGTGGCACATCCATAGCGCGCAACCGGGCTGAAGTCTGTGCGATTAGCTCGCTGCGATGCACCAAAATGAGCACGTTGTTGTTGCGGTACGTGCTGAGCTGCGCAATGGTGCAGAAAGTGTGCGTCTTGCCTGCACCGGTGGGCAACACCGCCAAGATACGCCGGTGTTCATGCAACTCGGCGCGGATCTGCTCGATCAGATCGATCTGGTACGTGCGCAGCCCCATTACACGATCGGCAATGTGACTTGCTCACTTTGGCCCTGATACTTGCCCAACCTGGCGTCATAGGTGGTTTCGCAGGTCTCACCCTCCAGGAACAGGAGCTGGCAGACACCTTCATTGGCGTAGATGCGGCAGTCTGCGCCGCTGGAGTTGGAAAATTCGAGCGTCAGGTGTCCTTCCCAGCCGGCTTCAGCAGGCGTCACATTCACGATGATGCCCATGCGGGCGTAGGTGGATTTGCCCACGCAGATCGCCGTGACGTTGGGCGGCATTTTGAGCCGTTCTAGTGCCACACCCAGCCCATAGCTGTGCGCAGGCAGCACGAACCAGAAGCCCTCAGTGTCGCTACAAATTTTTGCAGGCTCCAGATTCGCCGGGTTAAACCGTTTGGGGTCCATGATCGTGCCCGGCACGTGACGGAAGATCTTGAAATCACGCAGCGACAGCCGCAGGTCGTAACCGTAGGAGCTGCAGCCATATGACAGCGCAGGGACGACGCCAATGTGACGCTCAAGATGCGGCGTCAGTGGCGAAATCAGGTCTGGGGTCGTGCGGATCCAGTGGTCGTTTTTCAGCATGAAATGAACGCGACTGCCCAATCATAACAGATCCTGCAATACTTGACACATCTGATCGATCGTGATTAACTACGTCAGTCCGCTTTCCTTTATGGACATCCTCGAATACCACGCCCATGAGGGCATCTCCAAATCCAAGCTCGATTCAATCGCCAAGTCGCCGTTGCACTATTGGGCCCGGTGGTGCGATCCCAGCCGACCCACACCTACGCCGACCCCGGCGATGGAGCGCGGCACAGCACTTCACATGGCGGTCTTGGAGCCAGACAAGTTCAAAAAGACTTACGCTGAAGCTCCAGATGTGGCACGCACCACTAAAGCAGGCAAGCTCGAATGGGAGCTAGCAGCCGCCGGTGGCAAAAAGCTGCTCAAAAAGGATGAATGGGACACCGTGCAGTACATGCTGCGCGGCGTCTTGGAGCATCCGATGGCGCACAAAATCCTCACCGCGCCTGGTCGCTCCGAGGAGTCACTTTTTGGCAAGTGCCCTGAAACCGGCTTCACGCTCAAATGCAGGCCCGATTGGCTGACCAATTCGGGCTGGCTGGTTGATCTGAAGACCACCCAGGATGCATCGCTGTCTGGCTTCCAAAAGTCCGTGGCGAATTTCCGCTACCACGTGCAGGCGGCGCACTATCTGAACGTCTTCAAGTTGGCTACAGGCACGGCACCACAAGGATTCATCTTCATCGCAGTGGAGAGCAACGATCCTTACGCCGTACAGGTGTTCGAAGCATCGCCACTGATGATCGAGACCGGCGCGCTCGAAGCGGCACGCAATCTGCGCGCATTGGCGCATGCGGCGCTCACCTATCCATTGGGGCTGCCCTGGCCCAGTTACAGCTCTGAGATCGTCACACTCGATCCACCGACCTGGATGACACCCCGTCTGCCGGAGATGTGATGAAAAACCTAGCCAAAGCACTTGCTGAATTCCAGTCCACGCACCACAGCGCCAACCGCGGGGGCCGCGGCAATTACGGGCAGTACGTGACTCTCGCGGATGCTCTGCAGGCTGTTCAGCCCGCTACAACACACGGGCTGGCACATGCGCAGACCATGCAGTATCTAGGCGATGGCCTCATGGCGATCCGCACCACGTTGATGCATGAGTCTGGCGACTTCATCGAGTCTGATTTGCCGATCCCCATCAAATTCGATGGTGGACGTGGTAACGCGATGCAGCAGCTCGGATCTGCCCTCACATATGCACGTCGCTATGGGCTCTTGTCGATCTACGGATTGGCCGGAGATGAAGACGACGATGCTGAATCAACATTCACTAAGAAACCGACAGATCGTGATGCAAAAGATTTCTTCTGATGCTTTAATGGGTCTGCCTGCTCAAGATGCATCAGCATCTGTCCTTATCACTCAGGAACAGACTCATCATGTCGCCCGATCTTGACCGGAGCAACCTGCTAACACCCAGCGAGCTTGTCAAACGCTGGGAACAATCACTCTACCCAGTCTCGAATGTCACCCTTAGCAGGTGGCGCAGAGATGAAAAAGGTCCCAAATTCATCAAGATCGGCGCTGCCGGTCGCGTGTTCTACCTCCTCGATTCCGTTAAGGAATTCGAAACCGCTCACAATATTGGAGTCACTATCCGTGCCTAATCCCGCCATCAACGCTTCGCTGTTCAAAAACGACCGCAAAGAGCAGGACAACCAACCTGATTTCACCGGTCCAGGCACTGTCACGCCCGAGAACCTCAAGGCGATTTATGACGCCGCCGTGTCAGACAAGGCTGTTTTTGATGACAACGGCGCCATCAAGGTGCGCGTTGCCGGTTGGCGTAAAGAGTCTGCCAAAGGCCTTGCCTACATCTCGCTGTCGCTTCAGCTTGAAACGCCGCGACCCGATAGCAAGCCCGCTGCTAAAGGCGGTACCGGAGACCTGTTCTGATGTCGCTATTCGAGGCAGATGAACTGCGTCGCATTGCGGATCTGATCGACAGGTTCCCCAAATTCATCCGGCGTGACCGCGGTGGCAAATCTGTCACCGCCGCCATTCGGGACATCCTGTCAGCTCACGGCATCCACAACGCAGCGCTTGAGGTTGAGCTTGAGCAGCTCACTGAGGACTTCCGGCAAACGGTTGCCACCTACTACGATCGCCAGTTTGGAGCATGAGATCTGTCGAAGTCATCATGGATGGCCAGTACGGATCGACCGGCAAAGGACTTTTTGCCGGTTACCTGGCATCCAAGCACAACCCCGAATTACTGGCGTGCGCCTTGTCACCCAATGCAGGCCACACGCTGATCCTGAAAGATGGCACCAAATTGGTGCATCGCATGCTCCCGCTCGGTCTAACTTCTAATGCACTACACACCATCGTGCTGGGCCCTGGCAGCTTGATCGATCTTGACGCGTTGTGGGAAGAGATTCAGAACGCCGAAGCTATCGGCATGCTGAGCTCTTCCGTCAAAATTTGCGTGCATGTCGGCGCTGCAGTGGTGCTTAATCGGCACCGTGACGCAGAATCGGATGGTGGCACTGCACCAGGCTCGACCCGCAAAGGTGTCGGCGCTGCGCAGGTGGAACGCATCCAACGCAAACCAGATGTCAACAATGTGATTGGCTGCATGCAGCCGGTGCATCCGGTGTTTGACCGCATCAAGCTCGTTAAAACATCGGAGCTGCAACGCATCTACCTGGAAACCAATCGGATCCAAGTGGAGGGTTGTCAAGGTTACAGCCTCAGTATCTACCACGGGCAATACCCGTACGTGACCTGTCGCGATGTGACCACTTACAGCCTGCTTGCAGATTGTGGGATGCCGTACATGCGTTGGTCTGCGGTGTCTGTCTACGGCGTGTTCCGCACGTACCCTATCCGCGTGGCCAACCGACCTGCCTCTGGCGAGTGGAGCGGCCCGACATACCCCGACAGCACCGAAACAACCTTCGAGGCGATCGGACAGCCCCAGGAGCTTACTACCGTGACACAGCTCCCACGGCGCATCTTCACATTTAGTCATCAGCAAGCCATCGAATCCTGCGTGCAAAACAAAGTCGATTTCATCTTTTTGAATTTCGCCCAATATTGCCCGCAGTGGAAAGACTTGCGCGACATGTGGCTGCGCCTCAACGAATGCTCGATGGTCTCGTACCTCGGCTTCGGACCCAAAATCGACGACATTGTGCGCGTCGGATCACCCAACATCACAGAGGAACATGTCCGAGAGATCTATGAGCGTTCAAGAGCTGCAAGCTGACATAGCTCAGTGGGCAGACAAACTCAATCCAGACCGCACGGCGCTCAGTCTGATCGCCAAGATGCTTGAAGAACTTGGCGAGCTCATCGCCTCAGATCGTCAAGATGACCCACTGGAACTGGCCGACGTGTTGATTCTGGCACTCGACCTGGCGCACATTAAGGGCATCGATCTTGCCGATGCTGTGCAACGCAAAATGCGCGTCAACCGCAGTCGCGTGTGGCGCATTGCAGACAACGGAGCGATGTCTCATGTCTCAGCTTGAAATTCGCAGCACCACAGAGTTACTCCGGGCCAGCCACATCACCAGGTGGGGCATTGTGCAGACCGCCGTACGCCAAAACATCGCGGAACATATGTACCGCGTGTGGATCTTGGTCAAACAATGGGGCCCGCTTGTCGAGCTCACCGCAGACGAGCAATTCCTGGCCGAACGGCTGGCATTGATGCACGACCTGCCCGAGATTCGGACTGGTGATGCACCCACGCCGCACAAGACTACGAAGCTTAAAGCGCATCTAGCGCAGATCGAAGCCGAGATTTATCCTGAATTACGTGCGTTGGAAGAGCAGGCACCTCCAAAAGTGCTCGCCCTGGTCAAGCATTGCGATACCGCAGAAGCGGTGCTGTTTCTGGAGGTAAATGGGCTTGGCAAACATGCCGCCGACGTCAAAGCGCTGCTCAGGCAGCAGATGCTCGATCGCTTGGCCATGTCATCCTTTGACCCATCAAGCCAGATGTCGCTGATCAACGCATTCCACACCACCATCCACGGCACATGACCGATCAGCAACACGCAAAGATCTTGGAGCTCAAGCAAAAGGGGTATTCCAATATGTACATCTCGGCGTGCGTCGATGGTGTGAACTACCGCGAAATCGAGGATCTTGTGGGACCGATGCCGCATCCACAGGATCACATGTCGCCCAAATTGCGCGAGTGGTGGATGCAGCAGCCTTGGGTGTGGCGCCCAGACAACACAGAACCTATCGAAGCACCTTGGGAACGTGTCAGCCGTGAATGGTTCTGAATTTAAGTTGGTGCTCACCCAGACGGCGGAGCACCTGTGGACGCTGACGGACAGCAAAGGCGCTGAATACGCGCATGATGCTGACCAGCTGGCCAACTTCAAGCGACTCGGTGCGCAGCTCCATCTAGAGCCCACCACTGTGCTGATGGTTTACATGCAGAAGCATCTCGATGCCATTGCTGCATATGTCAGTGCTGTCCAGAATGATTCCATTCCAATACTCTCGGAACCGATTCACGGACGTATTGATGACGCCATCCTCTACCTAGTGCTGCTCAAGGCACTGATCCTCGATCTTAATTTGCCCGACTCATGACCCACAAACGCACCCGTTTTCTGATCGAGATCGGTGATCTGTATCTGTCAGATCCCGCACCCGATGACATGGGCATCAGGCTCACGAATAACGAATTCATGGCGCTAAAGTTTGTAACTTTTGAACGTGCTTGTCAGGTGGCCAAGATTGCAGCATCACGTTGCGAGTTTGAGCCTCGCGTTCTCAGCTGTGAATTTGATTATTGATGTACAGCACCTTCGATAACTTCCTCGACAGCGTGGGCAAATTCCCACTGCTCACTGCGGCAGAAGAGATCGAACTAGCTCGTCAGGTACAGGCGTGGCTGCCTTTGCGTGGCCGCGCCAAACTCACCAAAGCCCAAGCACGCACCGCACGTATTGGGCGGCGTGCATATGACAAATTCTTTTGTGCCAATCTGCGTCTGGTGGTGTTTGTCGCCAAGCGCTATATGGTCAAAGTCAAAACCATGACTATAGACGATCTGATACAAGAAGGTTGCATGGGTTTGGCACGCAGCATCGAGAAATTTGATCCAGAACGCGGCTACAAATTCAGCACATACTCCTATTGGTGGATACGGCAAGCCATGTCACGTGCCATCGAGGCTTACGATCGCCTGATTCGTTTGCCCATCGCAGGCATCCACACGCTGGCCAAATTGCGCACATATTCGCAGGTTTTCTACCGCGATCACGGCAGGTTCCCGACCAAAATCGAGTGCATGGAACACTGCGACGTGTCTGTGCATCTTTTTGATGCCTACATAGCGCACGCCGAGGGCTGTCACTCTCTGAATGTGAAGATTAATGATGAGAATTCCGCAAGCGAGTTGCTCGATGTTGTGATTGATGACGAGCGATCTTTGAGCCACCAAGCTGAGCAGGAGCTCTTGGCCGAAGATCTGCACAAATGGATCAAGACGCTCAGCCCTGAAGAGCAAGACTTACTGAACCGGCGCTACGGGTTGGATTCAGGCGTGCCCATGTCATTACATAATCTGGGCAACAGCATGCACCTAAGCCGCGAGGCTGTCAGACATAAAGAAGTCGCAATACTGCGCAAGCTGCGCGTTAAGGCGATCTGTAATCAATAGTCCCAGCGCACCCGCGGACCACCAGCGCGCATGCCTAAGTGAACAAACCCCTTGGGCGCGCCATATCCCAGGCTGAACGGCCAATGTTTATCGCACCATGCTTGCACAGCGTTGATATCGGCACCCTGTACATAGAAATCAACAGCACCCACGCCAGGTCCGCTATATAAGTGCTCTGAATTCGAAGCACCACCAACAGCCTTATTAATTTTGGGCGGCCTGTAGCCGGATGTGATCACAAGCGGTTTGTTGTCAAACTGTGTGCGCACACGCTCCAAAAATTCAGCCAGCTTCATCGCAGTTACGCACTGGTAAAGGTGGTCAAACCTGCGATCTTCCTGCTCTAGAGCAAACTCTCCATACGCGATGTGCGGCGTGATGCTCAGCGCAAAACTCGAATTGGGCATAAATCGGCCCTGCTGTACAACCATACCTGTCCAGAGCTTTCCCTCTGCCTCACGACGGCGCCGGAGACCGGCCTCTACATTCGTGCCGGGATTGCGGTACAGCAGCATGGCTGCAGGCACCTCTGTCCAGCTTCTGTCGGCCAGCCGCTTGCTGATGGTCTCGAATCCTGCTGCGCCGCAAAAGTCTCGGCCAAGGTTGTAGGCAAAACTGATCAGCGCGCATCTTTGGTGGTCTTGCATCTCGCGCCAATATGGCACGGTTTTAGAAAGATTTTCCGCAATGCGGTCCACTTCAAGCCGCAACAACATGTCGGCTTCGATGATGTTGATGCGATCATTCTGTTTGACAGGCTCGCCTCTGCTGTAACGGGTGGTGCCATACCCTATGGTCCAAGGAGCTCCGCCGCTCAGTGGATCAGGGTATGCCGTCAGATGGCAACCTTCAAATTCTTTGATCAGCTGAATCGCGGACGAGAGATCAATCTGTCTGCCATCTTGGCTCCAGGCTTCAAACCATGGGCGGTCGCGCCGCATGGCAACGGTATAACCATTGGCAGCAAGGTCCTGCTCAAGCAGGCTGATTGCCGCGGCCTGATGGGGCAACGCCTTGTAATATCTGAAGATTTGCTGTAGCGTGATCACAGCTGTGTTGGCCATTTAGCGCTTGGGGAACAGCAGCTTAAGCACACGCACCAGCATTTGCACCCAGCTATTGCTGCGAATTGGCAGCAGCGCAATGATCTCAGAACCTGCAGCCACGATGATGGCAATAGTGGCGAGTGTGGTGGGATCCATCAGGAAGAACAGCCGGGTCTTGCTTCCAGCTTAGACACACGTTGTTCAACACCACTGATTCGGCTGAATGTTTCCCGCCTGTCTTCTTTCATGTCTACGTGCAGCACTTCGAGCTGCGTGGCTATGTGCTCGACGGCGGTGGTCAGCCTGACAACAGCTTCCCTACCCTCTACGTTTCGTTTTGAGAATCCCATGATCCCCATGGCGCCGATCGAGATCGAAGCGCCAGTGATAGCTGCCCAGATCTCAATCATGATCCAAAAGATTCCTATCAAGTTTAATCGGGCTCATTGGCACGTCTATGCCACGCCCGGTTCGCACAATCGACACGGCGCGAGCATAAAAGAATCAATCCGTTTTGCCACCCGCTTCTAGAGCCTGTTTGATCTTGACCCAGTTTAGGCGGGTCTGGCCATCCATCAGCTGCCCTGCCCGCGCATGGGTTTTTTGCCGCGGCGACGCGGCCTGGATTGCTGCCCATATCCTTGGCGGGTGGTCTTGGGTGGACCGGGCTTGTGATCGATCCGCGCCACACCCGTTTTAGACCGGACAGCCATCAATCCGCATCACAATACAGGCATTGTATATTCTTGCGTGGCGTTTGCATAGTGCTTCCAAATGATTTCGCTTGTGTTGCCCGCCCACTTGGCTGCTTGCATCACTGGAATGCCACCTTCAATCCACCGACTGATCGCCACATGCCGCAGATCGTAGGGCCTGTACAGTTCTTCAATCAGGCCTGCTTCATGCAGCTCAAACATGCGCTGGGCAAAAAACGACTGAAATGCAAGCCGATTCCATGGGAAAATAAATTCAGAATCCTTAGGCAGACTGTCAAAAATCTCCTGAACACGCTCATTGATCGGCACCCAGCGCGGTTTGTTTGTCTTGGTGGTCGATTTATAGCCGTGAGTCAGTGTGAAGTTAGCATGCACCAGAATCCGGTCATTCTTGATGTCTTGCCACTTCAGCGCACGTACTTCGCCCGTGCGCATCGCAGTCTGCAGCATCACTTCTGCATACAACGACCAATCAATGCTCCGGTGGTGAAATTTGTGTGACAGCGCTGCCAAGATCAGTGAGATTTTGTCACGCGGAATGATCATGATCTCGCAGCGATGCTGTGATTGTTTGGGCATGCGGAAATTAGCGACTGGGTTGCGCTGCAGCAGTTGGATGTCCTCAGATGCTGCCCACTTGCACATGCTGCGCAGGTACATGACGACTTTGCGCGCTGATGGCGCCGGTTCTTGCTGCAGCATCCAAATGCAGATCTGCCTAGCCTGGTCCAGATCCTGAATCGGGCTGCGTTTGAGCCAATTTGTAACTTGTCTGTAGTCTGTGCCCATGCTGGTAGGGCACACGGTGATGCTGCGTTCGGCTTTAAAAGCCTCCCACACTTCCATTAGTTGCGGCATTGTGATAAACCACGATCGATCGCAGCCTATCATGCCGTATCACAGCCTAGCAACCATCCCTGAGTTGCTGCTGCAAATATTCTCGCAGCGCCTGGTCACTCGGTGACCTGCTCGGTTTCAGATCCAGCTCAAAGATCCGGTCGCGCAGTTGCTGTTTCCTAGCCTGGCAAAACTGCTCTTTGACTTCTGCCGATTTTGCATACCGTGAGTCAATTGCAAGCGTCGTGCCGATCACCGTGATGAGCAGCGTCAGAATGGCACCGGCGATTGACAGACGCTTGTCTATTACCACGGCACCCCAGCGGCCTTAGACGGGTGGCGCTGCTCTTCCAGTTGGTTGAGGAGTGCTTGGTCAATTTCGGCAACCTTGTCAGCACCAAGAGCTTCCTTGACCCAGCCGATCACTTGCTCCTCGGTCAGCTCCGAGAAGGGGATCAGATTCTCAGGGCGCTCAAAACCGATAGATCCGTAGGCGCCGGCGTTGTAGGTGCCGTCGTTCATGTCAATCGTGTAATGGGCAGTGAACACAAAGCCATCGGCGGTTTCCCGTTCCAAATTGGCAATATGCCAAGCGGCAACAGGAGCAACAGCCTCGGGCGCCTTAGGAGTTTTAGCCATGATCAGTTGGGTTGTACGGCAAGTTTAATTGCGGTGGCAAGCGCCTCGCCACTAAGCGTTGGATAATCCGCCTGCAATTCAGGCAAATTATGCCCTGCCCTCAATCGTTCAACGACACAGGAAACCAGCACTCGGGTGCCACTAAAAACAGGTTGACCTGAACAGATCGAGGGGTTGGTTGAAATTGGCTCGCCAATATCGTCCTGATTGCTCAGGTCAAGGCTGGCTTCGCAGTATTCGTCCCAGGCGGTGTCAGGCATGGTAGTGAAGGGGACTACTGGGCTTTGAGAGCTGCTACTTCAGCTTCCAGAGCTTCAATGCGAACTTGAGCCTCCTGAAGGGCTTTGATTGCCATCCAGTACATCTGTTGTTCTTTGACGCCAAGGCGCTCTTCCTGAGCAGGTTGATCCTCAGTTGCCTCCTTGGCTTCTTGGAAGACGGTGATCACTTCAGGGCAACTTTCGGCCACCTGCTGCGCGATCACACCAAAGTTCAGGTCAGCATCATCGGGTTGATCTTTGTAGCGGTAGTTGACGATCTCCCACTCTTTAATACAGTTCCAAGTATCAGCGGCGGGGCTGATGTCTTTTTTGGTATTGATGTCGGAAAGGTTGACGTTGTTGGCTTGAAAATTGCCTATGCCACCGTCTTGTTTAACATAGAATCTAAAGCCATTATTGGTCGCGTTGAGATTGTAGATAGTTAAAGGCGTAAAACTAGTTGTAGCGGTGTCAAGTACAAGGCCGAGCTGTGTACTATTTCCGGTAGTAAAGAATGCGCCCATCCCAGCGGATTGATTAACATCGGTTTTTCCAAACATTACCGAACCGTTCTGCCCAATCCTCATCCGCTCCGTCGGAGAACTCGCCCCGTCGGCAGTAGTCGAGAACACTAATCTCGACGGAAGATTACCCGATCCGTGTGCTAAATCAGCTTCTGCTGCTATTACTGCCGAAGGTCTGTAATTGGTTCCTCCCCAGACACTAAATTGAGTTCGTCCTATAAGATCACCTACGGCAAGATAATCTGGCGATGCGAGTGTTCCACGCGATCTGGCCAGTGTTAATGCTGAGCCGTTAATACCTGTGTTGCTGTGAGCAGAAAATAAGACATTATTAAAACTGAAAGGATTGGATACTTGTAATTTCCCGATGCCAAAACCACTATCTTCAACAGTCGTAGACGTGCCAACTAACAGGCGTCCGCTGGAGTCGATGCGCATCCTCTCAGTTGATTCACTTGCCAAATAAAAGGCCAGCGCAGACGATCCGCTGGGAATACCAATAGACGCAGAGGCAACACCAGTAGATTCAAAAGCAATTCTTGAACTGGTGCCAGCAGTGTTTTTTAAGCGAGCATAAATACCGTCAGTAGTTCCTTGTACATGCAAGTTGCAGTCAGGACTCGTGGTGCCAATCCCTACTCTGCCTGAGGTATCAACAACCAATCTATCGCCAACACCATCCTCATAGATTGTAAATCTATTTACATCAGCGCCGATTCCATTTCCTACTAACCAAGTCCCAAGTGTTGTTTTGTATTGAGTTGCTGCATTGCGTGATCTGTTGTTTTCAATTAATTGATATGCTACAGTGTTGGTTTGCGGTTGATAGATGTGCATTAATTGGCTGGGCGAACTGGTCCCTATGCCTACGAGGCCAGCGGAGGTGATGCGCATCGTTTCGCTTGATGCGTTTCTAAAAATGGTTGTTGCTCCACGTAAGGCTAGGTCTTGAACTGTGTTTGAAGCGTCATTTAAGACATCGAGAGCTACCCCAGTACCGCTGCCTACTACAGTTGCAATATCCCTGAAGTGAAGATTGCCGTTCGTTACGGCTCTAATATTTAAAATCCCTACACTGGATGAGTCCCCGACTTTAACCCGACCACTGCTGTCAACAAACAACCTCCCAGACCCACCAGTGCTGATGGCTACTTGGTCTGCGCCGGGTGAAAAAATGCCCGTATCCGTGCCAGAGCCAGTAAAGGCAACTGAAGGCGCCGCCGCTGATCCGTCAGGGACAATGACAGGAAGTGCAGCAGTTAGTGCTGTTGTCGTTGCGGTCAGTCGCGCCGTACCGCCGGTAACGATTGCGATTTGATCGCCACCAGCAGAGAACAGACCAGTGTTGGGGTCACCGTCAAAAGCAACGCCGGGAAGTGCAGCCGTCCCAAGGCTGGCGTTCTTCATCACGTTGGCGATACTGACCTTCTTGGTCACGTCGCTGGTGACATCAACAATCGGCAGCACGTCCGTGTTGACCGGATCCGTGTAAGCCGTCAGGTCAGTAATCTTGGTGGTTGCCATTGTGGAAGCTCCGGTAGGTTGAGTTTAGGCGCGGCTCAAGTCTTGATACAAGCCAGCAGCGCGACGTTTCGGGGACGTGACTCAGTGCCACCGCTGTTGTTCACGGTGATGCCAGTCACGGCTGTCGTTGTGTTTTCCTGAGCTTCGCCTTGGTTAATGGCTTGTACAACGTTGTGAGAGGTGCCGGAGTTCCAACCACCTTGGTATTCGGTGAAGGTATGAAAGTGTCCCGGATCAGTGATGGTGTGATTGTGAGCCAGATTCGCACTACCTTGCGCGGTGCCTAACCCACGCCCGCTATCAATACCACGCCCATCATCCAAACTACGGACAAACTCACCGCGAAGATCAGGAACATTGAAGGTGGTTGAGCCATCGCCAGCGCCGTAAGTAGTGCCAATCGCAGCAAATAATGTGGCAAATGTTGTGCGGCTAATCGCTGCGCCGTTTGCCTTGATATAGCCGGTTGGTGCCGTACTTCTGGCGGTGTAAATTACCGTGCCAGCCGGCGTCATATCAGTCGGTGTAATAGCGGCAATCTGGGTGTCAACGTAACC